TTTCTATTTTCCCATACAGAATAACAAATACCTTGAGCAACATCAATCTCTTTACCATATCCTATCTCAATAGGAATGCATCTGTTTATAAACTCTTGTTCTGTTTCTCCGCTATTTACTTTTATTGGCATTGTTAACTGTTGTTAATGTTTCTTTTTCTCTATTATATGTTACTGTATAGGTCATGTATAGTTTATCCTACTTTATAAAATTGATTACCTAACTTAACCTTCTCTACTGTTTTCAGTACTATTGTTCTCCAAGAGTTCTCGTACTTCATCACCCAATATCCTCTAGCTATATAATTGTAAACAGGTCTACCTTGTTTATCCCATGTCTGCATTACTCGTTTCATACGAACACCTGATAACTTCTTACTCCAAACTTTCATATCAGTAAACTTAGTATTCTTAATAAGTTTAGTCATCTCACTACGAGATAATATAATAGCAGGTTTAGCAAAGTGATATGCTTCTTTATCTACTATCTTACTAAGTACTGTACGTTGTGTTTTATTCATTTTCAGGATGTGTTTTACAAGCCATGTAATAAGTACCTTGGTCTACTGTATCATGTGGATGTGAACCTTCACAACCTAACATCTGAGCATATATCTCTGCCATTTGTTGTGATGGGAATAGAATCTTTCTTCTATCACCTTCAATCTCCAAATCTTCTGGTATTGCATATCCAGCTTCTATAGCTTCTGATATAGAACCACTAGCTACTTCACCAGGATACGTTGATGTTACTGATGGTTGTTGTAATGAGTTCTCTTCTAACAAACCTAACTCTCTTAGTTTGTTTCTACTCCATCCTAATGCAGCTTTACCACCCCATAGTAGATATGATATAGTACCACACTCTGTTGTTTTATTTGGGTCATAATAAGTTTCAGCTCTACTCAAGTAAGAATACATGCGTCTAATCGTTTGTGCAGAAATCGGTTCACCCTTAGCGAGCTGTTGTGCACGTACTTTGCCTACCTGAGTCCCACACTTATTATCCTGTTTCTCATTCAGCTCGATTCCTCTCTTCGCATTATTGGAAACACTTTTAGGATAATCAGAGTAGGATTCCATGTCTATCCTCTTCCCCTTATTATATCTGTTATCTTCTTTTATCATTGCACGAATCTTGTTAAGTAGATACTGAGCTTCTTGCTCTTCTATCTCTAACAACTCTTGTTTACTAGCCTTAACTAAATCGTGTGTGAATATACCTTCGATTGAGAATCCTTTTACAGAACCATTCTTTACATACTCATTCCATATCTCATCGTTATCAATCTTGAATAATCCTACCCAAGAACCTAATGGTAAATTTAATCCTAAGCCGTTTGATTTATCTAGTTTGGTAGTCTTTATCCAACTCTCTACTAAAGATACGCCATTCACCTTGTCATCGTGTTCTAAGGTAGCTTTATTATTATATCTTCTCTTAAGATAATTCTGTGCAAGTTTTTCTACTGTTTGTTCTGAAAAGAATACTTCGTAAGGTTTACCCTCACCATCTACTCTTAATATTTTTTTATTAGGAATTAGTACAGGTCCTGCAACAATCCTTTTTTCAGTATCTATCTTTTGAAACTGAACTTTCTCTTTATCAAAGAATACAAAGTTACTTTCTATAGCTGGTTCAGAAACCAAACTTATAGCAAATACTTCGTCAAAAAGTTCATCATCAATTTTTAATTCAAATAGTTCCATATCTTATTAACAATCTGTTTTAATTTTATAGTGTTGATGCTCCTGTTGTACGTCTATCCATCGCTTGTTGTGATGATATATCTTGTGATACCACATAAGCTCTGATAGGTTGTTGTCTAGAGTTTGCAATAGATTCTGCAATCTGTCCACCTGTTGTTATACCATCAGGTAAAGTTTGTATTGTAGGAGCAGAAAACGATGTTGTTGGTTTTGGTGGAGCAACAAAGCCAGAACCACCAGCACTACTTGTAGATACCGAACCTCCACCTGGTTTAGGTATCTCAGGTATCTTTTGTTTTCTAATTGCGTTTACTTGTAATAAACCAGCCGCGATTACAGTACCAGCTGCGATGGCACCGAATGGTGGTGGATATGTTGCAAGTGCCTTAGTAGCACCAATATATGTGTTAATCAAGGCTTGTGATATTGCAAGAGCTTTACCAGCAACTGTTTCTTTACCAACTGCTTCTGCTATCTGACCAAGTGCATCAGAGATGATTAGTAACTTGGTTTCTTGTTGCATCGCCTCAATCTGTATTCTTGCCGCCGCCGTTTGTTGGTCAAAGGCAAGTAAAGTTGCTGACGATACTTGTTGTGCTTCTAATTCTGCTCTCTCTAATGCTCTAGTCTGGTCAAAAAGATTTAGTTCATCTTGGAATGTTGCCTGATTTCTCGCTACATCTAAATCATATTGTGCTTGTAACGCAAATGCTTTTTCAGCTCTTTGTTGAGATTCTAATTGAGCAAGTTCTTCTATTCTTCTCTTATCATCATCTAGAGCTTTATCTTTTAATTCTTTTTCTTTAGCTAATTTAGCTTCTTCTGCTGCTATCGCTTCATCATCATACTTCTTATTGATTCCAGCAACTTCTATTCTGTATTCTTCTTCAAATGCCTCTAAGTCAGTAAAACCAGCTTCTTTTAGTTTCTTAAGTTCAGCTTGATATTCTCTTTCTCTTAATAGAAGTTCTCTATCTCTATCTTCCATTAATGCAAGTTCGGCATCATCTATAATCTTGTTAGCTTCTGCAATAAGAGCTGCTCGTTCCTTCGCCGCTTGTTCTGCTATTCGTTTTCTTTCTTCAGCTTCTTTCTTCTCGGCTTCTATTCTCTTATTCTTCTCTTCTTCTAACTTCTTAGTGGCTTCTTCCTCAGCAGCAAGATTCTCCTCATACTTCTTCTGTAAAACCTCGGATGATGCCCTACTTGCTTCATCAATTTCTTTTTGTCCTACACCCAAGAACTTAGCAAACTTGTTGAATGCTGCAGCTGCACTATCTAATAATTCTATAAAGAATTCAAAGACAGGGAACGCTACTTTCTCTATAAGTGCAAATATAGGTCCTAGTATCTTACCAAACGCTTCTGATGCTTTGTTTAGTAACTCTTGACCTCTTTCTGTTTTTGATAATGATTCTCTAAATGCTAAGAACAAACCAGCAAGTAAAGTAACTACTGCAATGATAGGGTTAGCTGCTAATACTTTTAACCCACCATCTAATCCTTTTAGGGATTGTCCTACTAATCCTACAATACCAGGTTGTTCAGCAAGTGCATCTGAGAATCTACGAGATGTAATTTCTGTTTCTTCTAAATCTCTTTCTAGTGAGTTAAGTTCTTTTCTTAATCTTTTGAATTCAACTTTATCACCATCTAGTTTTGCTTTTTGTAATGCCTTACGAGTCTTTTCTATTACTGCACCAATATCCTCAAACCCTTCAATAGTTTCATCTAAGTTTTTATTTAACTTAGCTAACTGGTCAGTACCTTTAGTATCAACATCAACAACTGCTCTGTATGTAGTAGTATTATCTGCCATTATATTCTTTTCATCAGATTTTTAACATCTGCCCAATCATGAGGTATTTGATATTTACCTTTTGCTACATCAATATCTTTAGATACTTTGTACAAATCGTGCATTTTTAATAAATCAATTATGTTCTTTATCATATCTTAATAACAATTTTAATCTAAACTATCACTTATGATAGGTCCTAATAGTTGTAACTTACAATCACCTGTTTTAAGATTGTAATCATTTATAGCTCTTAAATGGAAATGCGAACCCTTAAACAAAACAATATCGTTTAGTTTTAGATTAACAAACATATTGAATGGTAAGTTAGCTTCACAGTTAATAAATCTAGTCTTAGGGTTATATAGTAATTCTATATATGTTTCCCAATATTCTGTATATAATGTCTGAGTAGGTAACGAACCATATGCAGTACCTTCGTTAAAGAATAATAAAGATTCTGATGTACTATCAGGTGTTTCATCTGTTGAACCACTACTGTAATGGTCAAAGTAAGGGAACTCACTTCTTCCTAGATAAGATGTAGTAGTTCTTGCTTCATTAATAGAACCAAAAACAAATGATGGTGATATACTCTTTTTACCATTGTAAAAGAATACACGAGGGTTAACCACTGCAGGGTCAAAGTTCTCGTTTGCTATAAATGTTGGTATGTATAATCCTTGAGCCATAATTTAACAATTTCTTTGATAATATTGTATTTGTCCTGTAAATGTATTAACTCCATACACATTACCATTTGTATTATCTCTAACAAATGCGTAATATCTTAGAGGTACTGATAAGTTAATATCCCAATACAGAGTATCACCTATAGCTAAATATCCTCTACTTGATGCAATATATGCAGTACCTATGAATCTTTGGTCATTACATATTGTAGTTGTAGAGTCATTATAAGTAATAGCTTGTGCATATCCTTGATTACCACCACCTGTTTGTGTACCACCTGTACCTTCTATATATCTTAAAGGTGATGATGACATAATAGGGTTAACACTTATCTTACCTTGTGAGAATTGATTAGATGTATCTTGGTATAAACTAGCACCATAAATTCTTTGGTTAGTATTGTTAAAGTTTTGTGCTAAGAAATCTTTACCTAATGTATCAGAGAACTCTAACTCGTTAACAGCCAATGTATTAGCTGGTATAACATTAAGTGGTTTATCCATTTTGATAAATGGTGTTAGGTCTTGTGTATTACCTGATTTATACCAAGTATTAAACGTTTCTATCTCAAACTGATTTACGTTTGTTTTAGATGGTGTGATTACAAGATTGTATTTCTTTTGTAATCCTTTTAAGAAATCTATACATTTAATACCATTATCACCAAAAGGCATATTCTGTGGTATCTCCATTATTCTATTATCAGCTACAAATTGTAATCTGTTTACTTCTATAAATGATTCTGTGTTACCATCTTTAGCAATCGTTATATCAAAATCACCACTACCTGTAATAGAGTATTTAGCTTTGAACTGATAGTTACCAGCAGCTATTGTAGTAGAAGTTGTGTTTACCCATGTTTCTTCTAACGTATATGATTTCTCTCCTATCGCTTGTAATTGTGAATAAGTTTGTCTTAAGAATTTGTTTATCTCATCTATATCAATTGGTTCTTCATCTGTACCATTATCCATTATAACATCTAATTGTGGATGTCCTATTGAACCTGTAGCAGAACCTGATATAGTCATTTGTAATTTAATATTACCCCTAAGTACATCTTCCTCTGCTAATGTATATACAGAACCACTATTCATTACAAACGATGGGTCTGAATCTATTGTATCAAATACTAACTGTGTGTATGTAGATGTATTAAGAACGAAATCAGAACTAGAACCACTAGTTGGTGCTATCTTTACTTTACCAAATGTTTCTAAATCAATACCATCAAAGACTGCAAATTGTTTTTCTCTATCACAAATCATATAAATGTTTTGAAAGAAATCAGAATCAAAGAATGATGAGGTGTATGTATATCCAAACTCTTCAAACATTTTATCTAATACTGCCTTTACACGAATAGATGGTTTGAAGTCTTGTACTGTTACTGCACCATTTCTTGTATCGATACCATATTGACCTGGTTGAGCTGATGATTGATAAAAGAATCCTTTACCATAATCTACAAGAGGGTAAACGATATCACCACTAAATAAATTATAATCCCATGAATCTGTAATGTTATCATAAGAAGCGGTGTGATTATAAGCATCTAAACCACCGATATCAGTTAAGAAGTTTTGTGATAAATCTCTACTAAAGTTACTAAGTGAACCAAATAAAGATACATCATATGATTCTACTTTGTTGTTTACAACATTAATAGAGTTAAGTTGTAAGTATCCTTGTACAAGTAGGTATCCACTTATATCAATATAACACTCTACTTTTTGCGATTCTTGAAACAAAAAGGGTGTATCGATGTCAATATCGTAAGCGTGTTGAAAGAACGCATTGTTCTTTGTTGAACCTGGTAAGGTTAACTCTCTTGTAAAATCAGAGGGAAGTTTATCTATATCAAATAAACCAGTCGAGTTATTAGATACCGTTACCTCTTCATCTTGAAAGGTATCTAACTCGATATCATTCGCTATTACTCTAAAAAAATAGTTAGTCATTATAAAGTTAGTTTATAAGGTGTTGAGAATCTAAACTCAAATGTATATTGTATTAATTTATCAACAACGCCAGTTTTTAATTGTACTGTATTGTTAGTTAGTACTAAGGGTAAGAATGTAGCTCCTAATCCATCATCACCAGCTGTTGCAGGTGGTTTAGCTTGTACTAAGTATATTTCATCACTTACCAATAATCCCTTAAAGAAATCATTAAACTTTTCATCTACATAATCTGTGTTAACAATCAATGATTCTTGTGCATCTGTATAGTAAAGAGATTCACCCTTAAACGTATCATACGATGTGAATAACGGTGTTTCTAATGCGTTTTGTTTATATGATTTAACACTAGTAGTAAATCCTTTTCTACTAACTAATGGAAACTCAAACTGGTCAAACGCACCATATCTGTTTTTGAATACTATTCTGACAGCAGGATATTCTTTTGTACATTGTGATATATCAATATTAACTTGTTCACCAATAGGGTTATTACTTGCATCTTGTATCTCTATTGTTACAGTACTTGCTCCATCAGCTGATGCTGTTGCAAACATATAAGGGTCTATCGTTGTATTAGGTGCAATCCTAGATGATGTAGTGTATGAATCAGTTGTATCTAAATCTATTGTATAAGTTGAACTAACAGGTGTTGCATCATTGCTAATCACCGCTTTAGAAACTTGTCCTTGTGTTGAGTTATCTCTTAGTGCATATACAGAGAAGTAATAAGGTATAGATAAATCTGTTAAAGATGCAGTAGCATTATTAGGTATTGTACTAAGTATAGGATACCTATCTACTGATTGTGAAAATGGTGCACCAAACCCTTGTGATTTTTCTCCCCATAAGTTAAATCCATCTAATGCAACAAAGTTACCCCAACCACTTACTTCTTGATGTGATGTAGTTACATACAGTTGTGTAGTTGTATCTAAGTATTTACCATAGAACTCTGCAGTGTACCATCTTGGTAAGTGTATAGGTTGAGCGAATGTACCTTGATATACATCTGCAAGAGATGATGACATCGTAGAACTAAGAATAGGTGATACATCGAATATAGTACCTGGTTGTCCTTGATAATCAGAGACAGGAAACTTGTTCAGTATATATGATGGTGTACTTGGTTTATCTGTTGTTATATCACCTTGCCATGTATATAAATCACAAACAAACTGAAAAGACGAACTAGTAGTTGCCTCAGTTGTATCTTGAATCTGAAACATTACAGGTGATTCTACTAAAGAAGCAGAAGCTGGAAAGTTTATAATTGTTACCGCCATTAGTTATATCTTGTTTTTATACATATAACCAATAACGTTAGATATATATGTTACGAAGTACTAACTTGTACTCCAGCCTTTCTCATCTGTTCATCGATATTCTCAAAGAACGAATCTAATTGACCGGCAACAACATTAGTATTTATGTAATCATCAAGGGCTTTTTTGAACTCAGGTGATTCCGCAGCTAACTCAGCAAACGGTCTCTTCTTCATCTTATATGTACCATAGTGTACATACTTACCATAAGTTGCTGAACGAGGTGCTACATTGAATGTAAATACTACATCACCTTTCTTATCTTTGGTAAACATATTAGATATTCTATTCTCAGATGCAACACCTGCAAATAATCTACCTTGTTTATAAGCTTTAGATGAACCTGTTTTATATCCTTTATAAGGCACACCAGGATTGATAGCTTGTAAGGCTTTATCTTTATAAACCTTAGCTACATCCTTTAATGATTTTTGTTTACCTCTTATTGCCATTAGTATCTTGGATATAATATATCATCATTATGTCTCATCTCATCCCAATCTATTGATGCTGTGTATATCGCTGTTATGTTATATACTGAGTTATTACCTAAACCTACTGGTGGTCTTTCTATACAATCATTGAATCCTGTAAATGATTGTGTTATAGGACCTTCAAGTGAACCACTTCCAGTTGAAGTCATAGTATAGTTAATATAAGAGTTTTGTGCAGCTGAAATACTAATATCTTTATTCGTAGGTCCTGCAAAAGAATCTTGAGTTACCCATTCACAAGTAGTTGTATTATAGAACTGCTCAATAACATATGTAAGAGGAGAAATACTTCCTCTTCTTTCAAATTCATATAATGCTGTTCTACCAGGATATATACTTTCAGATGGATAGTAATCAACAGAACTACCACTTTGAATAGAACCTGTACCGAATGTTATGATAGGTATAGCTGTTGATGCAAGTACATAATTTCTTTCTGCATTATCTGATATACTTCTTGATACGATTTGTTGAGTATGTGGTTCTACAAATTCAAAATTTAATGTAGTTGGGCCACCTGAATTACTTGGTTTCTTTACTATATATTGAGTTGCTTGTGATGCAGCTGGATATGTAGGATTATCATCAGGATTAGTTATAACTGATGATGAGTTAAAGTTAAGTAAGTATGATTTATCATCTATTGTTTCATTTACAACTGCACTACCACTCTCTCCATCTACATACCAAAGTAATTGGTTAGTTGATTGATTATAAGAGAACTGAGATATGTGGAATCCACCTCTAGGTATAAACTCAGCTGCAGAACCACTTACTGTTGTAACTAATGTATCACCTACTTTGATTACTACAGCTTCACCATATAATTCATCATTACCTGCGTATATACCAATAGATGATGTACCGAATTGTTCATCTGTTAATATTGGTAATAAAGAAGATGTAGGATTGTATATAGGGTCATTAACTTCCCATACAACCATTGCAGTCATTTGAGAAGATGATTCAGTTTCAGCATTTACATGAGGTTGTAAAGATGATGTTACTATTATTAATGAACCACTATCTAAGTTATCATCATCATAGATGAATCCTGCAGGGTTTTCTATTGATGCAGTATTATCATTCTTCCATAAGTTGTAAACAAGAGAACCTGTACCATTATATGAATCGAGAGAGTACATATCATAGTATTGTGCTAAACCTCTTGTAGTAATAAAGTCTGATGGTGATTCGTTATACTTCCATTTGTAGTTTATAATCACTGCTCCATCTGAACCTTTACCATTTAATGTATATGTATCACCCCAAGGTGTTGTATATGTTGTTGTAGGGCCTACCCATGCTCCTCCACCACTACCATAGTTAGAACCAGTACCTAAACCACCGGCATCACCACCTCCACCAGCACCACCATTACCAGCTCCACCAGGTCCGAATCCACCACCACCTGCAGCGTATCTTCTATTTAGACCTGTTAGGTTTAGTTGTTGTCCTTGTCCTCCATCTCCACCTTCTGCAGTAATACCTACTACACCATCGAATCCTTTTTGTGCAGAACCTCCACCACCACCGGCAGAACCTGTTGTTTCTGTAAGTGAACCACTCCATCCATCACCACCAAAGTTAGATAGTGTACTCCAAGAACCTGATGCAAATCCACCAGGATTAAAGAATGTTGCACCACCACCAATAGAACCACTTCTATCATTAAAGCCAGTATTACCTGCATAATTACCAGGTGATGAACCTCTACCACCTATACCTGATGTATTGTGATAGTATCCATTTGATTCTGTTACAATTGTTTGTCCATATGTTTGTTGCCATACATCAGGTGTTGGTGAACTATCTGTACCCCAAGGTTGTGCAAAACCAGGTGCTACTTTTAGTGAGAATGCATTACAGATAGCATCTATCTTATCAACTTTAAGTTGTCCTGCTCCACCACCTCCACCATAGAACTTGTTAGTACTGATAGAACCACTACCTTTTGCACCAGGTCCACCTGGTCCTATTACAACTACATTTACATCATCAGAGAATCCATTAGTTACATTGAACTCTTGGAATGAACGAGTGAATGGTTCATTAGTTGAACCTGATGGTGTGAATATATGATACTTGTATATAAATTCGTTATTTACTCCACTACCACTAATGAACGTACCTGTTTGACCACCACTTGCAGTAATAGGTGTAAACGCTAAGTTATCACAATCATAATATGTGAAACAGTTAGAGCCAGTTGTGAAATCTACACTCTGGTCTGAGTAGTTTGTATTGAATGATGCTGATGGTGGGAACTTACTGAATGGTAAATCATCATCAAAGTCATTTGATATTGCAGCTACTCTTGTTTGGAAGTAACTCTCACTATCGTGGTTATTATATCGAGAAGATGTAATATAGTTTTGTGATGATGTATAGTTTATATTAGTATCAGGATACTTGTAGTATGGTAGAGGGTTAGTTCTTCCACTAGAACCACTTATATCAACTCCTATGTATATACCAGCAGGTGCATTCTCTTTACAAGGCCCACAATCTTCCCATCCTTCGAATGGTACATACGCTCTACATTCCGAACCTGTTGTAAACGTTACTGTACCACTACCACTAGGCATCTGGTCTAACATCTTTTGTGGCTCCCATAAGTAATCTGATTGTGTTACGTTTTGTAAATCTACGTTATCAAACCAATAATCATTGTAAGTACCACCTCTGTATAATCCTTGACCTGTATCCATGGCACAGATACAAGCTTGTTTTCCTGCAGGTACTACTAATGTTTCTACTCTAACCTCACCACAAGGTATGAATGTAAAGATACCACCACTTGCTCCACCATCTATGTAAGTTAACTTACCATTTTGTAATTGTGAACCTGTAAGAGCATATGTTATAATTGCTTCACCAGCTACACCTTTGAAGTAATCTTGTTGGAATGTTTCTGTCATTGATGAAGTAAAGTCTTGTACAAAAGCTTGTCCACCACTACCTTTATAATAAGGCATCTGAGAACCTGAATCATATTCTGATTGGAATAAATCTCTTGCATCACCTGGTTCTACTAAATCTGCTGTACCACAATCATCAGATGTTTGTGCATTACCACCAAATCCATAATCTTGATTATATCCTCTTGCAGCAAAGAATCTACCTATACCACCAACTGTTTGTCCATCTGTTGGTTCTGAGCCTGTAATAGAACCCATACCTCCACCACCATTACCTTCATTAACAGTAGGTGTATCTACACCTGGTGTATAATACCATATACCTTCAAATCCTTGATTTCTAAATGGGAAATCTACTGAACCACTATCTCCTATATATAAGTTAGCATCACCACAGAATGTATTAGCTGCTCCACCACCAGAACCCCCATCTCCTCCATCACCTGCATTTTGAAACCAATGTGGTGTACCTGCAGAAATACCACAGTTTCCTGCTAGTGTTACTGACCAATCTACTATACCACCATTACCACCTCCACCAGCTTTTATAAACTGTGAATCATAATCGTATCTACTAGATGATATAGAACCTGATGGTAAATCAGCATCGTTAGCTAATTGGAATGCATATTTGAATGTTGTGTTTTCTCCTTCAGAACCACTAATGTTTCCTCCATCTCCTACATAGATAGGATACTTACCTGGCACTAGTGCAAGAGAACCTGTTAGTTCTCTATTAGGGTTTATAAATAAACCACCACCTGCACCTCCACCACCTGCGGTTTGTGTTGCTGTATTTAGACATCCTATAAATGATGATGGTGGTCCTAAGAAGTAAGGTCCACCTGAGCCTGTTGTTCTCTTCTCTCCATATCCACCAGCTCCACCTCCTCCTACTAAGAATAACTGAGTTGAATCAGTACATCCTTCGTATATCTGAAACTCATGCGAGCCAGTAGTATTACCAAAGTAATGAACTCTTCTTATTTGTGAGCCTGTGATATAATCATACATCAAATCCCCACCAGAAGCAGAGATTTCAGATGTTAAACAATCTTCAAGTGCCGGTTTTGGAATGTACATATGTTATAAATAATTTTTACCTAATACTCCATATAATGCTCCTGTATCAAACGATACAAGAGTTAATACGTCTATAGCGTTACTACCTTGTGTTGTTTGTGGGTTCGATGTGAATGGGAACTTAATTGAACCGGTATCCCATGCTACACTTCCATAGTTCGCATCTTGTGAACCACTAGGTTGATTTAATCTAACTGTTATTGTTTCTCCACCTTTTATGTTTGCAGTAGTTATAAGGTTCTCTCCTTCTTTTAGATAGAAATCATGGAAGTTACCTAAACTACAATCTATTGAGTGTGTATAATCTAATGAGGTTGTTGTTGATGATGATATGAAATGTACGTTACCTCTAACAGAACCACTATAAAAAGATGAGCCTGTTACATGCCATCCACCATCTATTGATGCTGATGTAAATACGTTTAATCTACCTGTTACATCTGATGAACCTGATACTACTGAGTTACCTACTAGAGTACTATCACCAGTTTGTAAACTATCACCAGTATGAATACTATTACCACTAAGTGTAATTGCAGTACCAGTAATACCAGCTAATGTATTATTATCTATTTGTAATGCTGGTGATGCTCCACCTGTCTTAACTCTAAATGTAGTTGCTGGTGTTGGTGATACATCTTGTATTGTTACAGCTCCACTTATAATCTGATTACCTCTAAACGTATTAGAGCCAGTTGTTGCATAAGAACCTGTAAACGATGCTAAATCATCTAATCTAAAGTCTACCGATGTTGAGAAAGGTAGATATACTGATGATGTCCAACTATTAAATGAAGCACTATCTAACTTAGTAGCTATATCAATTGAGTTAGAAGTAATTTCGTTATGTACTGATTCTGAGAATGGATTAAATACTGAACCTGTCCATATTTGGAATGATGCTGTATCTAATACTAATGATTGTGAGAACTCTTGTAATGCAATTATCTCTGCTGATACTGAACCACTAAATGGTAAGAATACAGAACCAGTCCAAGAACTAGGTAAAGCATCTTGTACAATTTCTTTTAGTTGGTCATCAACTGATTCAGAGAATATTAAGAAAGAACCTGTATCTAGCTTTTGGTTTATTCTTAAGTTTGTATCTATTGGATTACCTGCTAAGTAATGAAAGTTTGGTACAAATACTGAACCACTAAACACTTGGTTATCTGATAACTCATCACCTAGTTGGTTTGAACCACTTGATAAGATTACCGATGCTGATTCTACTGTTACAAACAGTTCGTAAGCCGATATAGAACCACTTACAGAGATGTTTCCATTAAAAGTAGTATCAGTACCACTAACAGAAAAAGCCTCTTTTAGAGAGGATGTATATGCTTCGATTGCATCTACCCTTGGGTCATGGTCTGATGCTGTTGCTTCTAAATCATCTAATCTTAAATCAACAGATGCAGAATATACAGTTACATTACCAACACCATTAAGTGTTGATGAACTAATATCATTTTCTACAAGTACTGAGCCAGATAATATAGAAACACCTGTACCTTGTCCTAATCCATCTTGTAGTTCATAATCTGTTTGACCAGTTATACCCTCTGTGGAATCAGCAAGATTAATCAATCCCTTATAGGATTGTGATATATATAAATTACTTAAGTTACTCATATCGTTTTATTTCTTTTTAAGTGTACTGCCACTTTCTTATTGCTTCATCTATATGCCCACCATTCCATCTTTCAGGAGTGGTACTCCATACTTTAGGAGATGTCCAAAGTTCACAATTATCACAAGTTTCGTAATCCTCGTATGGTAAAGCTAATATAGGAAGATTAAAATAATCCCAATCATCTCTACCTGTTATCTCTTCTTTTATCTCAAAACATCTTAAATTATCATAAGATGTTAAATCTACTCTTGGATTCGGTTGGTATTTACTACTAAATACTTGTCCAATCGAACCACTAAAATCAAGTACAGCATTATACTCTACTTGTGTTTCGCAATCTTCTATTTTATAATAACTTCCACTAGGGGCTATCAAAAAAAAAAGACAACGATTTTTATCATTGTGACAAGTAAGATTGAATGTTGCTGACCATCCGGCCAGCCCATTGTCAAACCGGTCCACGAAGGGTTCACAAGTGATATCTCCGAATATCTCAAACCCCTCTACTTTATATTGTGTGTATGATGTTAAATCATTTATCGCTGCTAACGTATTAGCATGGATATCAACAACATCATCAGTACCATAGTACGGTATAGTTTGTTTATTCGTTCTAGGGTTACTTTCGTTTTCTAATGTTTTATGTTTATCTGCAACAATTAACTGAATTCTGTAATCAGTTGTATTCTGTCCAAAGGTTGCATCTTGTATCAACACATTACCAACAGGATATTCAGGAAACTGCATATCATCTATTGAGAATACATCTCCTTGAGTTACATGAGCAATCTGTGGATGATTCTTCATAATAGTCTTAAAGTAATTCAAGGTATTATAGTATAACGTAAAGTTAGTACCTTGATTTACTATCTGAGACTGTGCTGGTGTTTGTGATGGTGTTCCCATATCTTATAAATTAATTCCTCCAAAGTACTGATTAGATTGGTCAGGATAGATTTGTGTACTATCACCAACCGATTGTAAGAACTCTGGTATGTTTGATGAATTTGCTATTAAATAATCTTGTAATCTTGTTGAGTAATAACCTGCGTTATCTAAGGCTTTACTTAACAGATAATCTACTTCGTTTTTACCTGGTGATACTGATTGTTCACTAATGTGTTTTACAGCACCTTGTGACTTAAACTGTACTGAGCTAAATGGTATGTATTCTACACAACTATACCAAATGATAGTAGGTTTTACATACTCTGATACTAAGGTTTGATAATAGCCTGTAAATGAATCACCTGCTTCTATATCATCTTGTAACTTGTTATAGAGAACAGTACCTAATAAGTTTAGTATGTATTTCTCTTGTGCAGTTCTAACAAAAGGTAGAAGTGCATCAGCATCAATCGCTCCACCTAATGGTGTGTTCTTGATGATATCGTTTCTTGTTATGAATAATCCAAATGCCATAATATTATGTTTTTTAGTCTATATCGGTCATATCGTCATAGGCTCTTGTAAAACCAAAATCGGAAAATCGTCTGATATTTTCTTCGTTGTTATCTTCTTTATTGAAGTTCTCTTCTGTTGTTTCATCTCCTTGCATTGATTCATTAACATCTTCTTGTACTTCTTCTATTGATTGGTCTGTATCATCAGCCGTATCTGATAAGATTACAAGTGGTGTTAATTGGTCAAAGTATAAATCGTGTGTACCATGTCCACCTTCTTGTAATACTTCGTATATACCTCTTAGAAGGAGTTGTTGGAATGGTTGTATTGTCATTGTTTGGAATATAGAGTAAGCTGTTTTCATTTCTTCTGATTGTGAAGAGAATCCATTAGCAGCAGTTCTAATACCAAATAATAATGGTGATACGATTCTATGTGCTACAAGTATTCTATCTTGTGCATATTCAGCTACATACTGATACTTCTCGTGTAAGTTCTCAATAGGTAGTGTATCTATTGTAGGTTTGTTTATTGCATCATCGTTAAACGATACCATGAATCTACCAGCGTTTCTTGTACCAGTAAACTTCTGTTCTAATAAACTTTCTATTGTTTGTCTTTCTTCAGGTGCCGGAACTCCATTATTGAAGTTAACCATAGCAACTGGCAAGAATCCATTTTCTATATTATTAAGATGCAGGTTAGATAACTCTGCTTCTGTAAACGAGTATTGTAAAGAACTTATCCAATCAGGTAGGGAATAGTAATATCTGTTTGGTTCATAATCTTTAATGTAAAGTATTTCTCTTGATTCGTTTGATGTACCGAATACAGGTATCTTTACTTTATCTTTTTGTTTTCTTTGGTCTGACCAATCTGCACAATAGAAGTAGTTATCTACTCTAGTACCCATGTGTATCTTTTCAGCTCTTAATGTTTGTACAGGTACATGGAACATCTTAATTACTTTTGTGTGTTCTTTGTTCCACATGATTTGGAATGCAGCATTACCATATAGTTTAAGGTCAAATGATACTTTCTTTAAGTCCTCTGCTGGTACTAATCTAGCTAGAGTATCTTGGAATGATTCATCATCTGTTACTATACCTTTACCATATATAAGGTCTGCTACTCCATCAACACAGGCAGCGTTTGTAGTGGATGTATTGTATCCTTCTGTTAACAACTCGAAGTAATCATCGTGCCCATTGATACCAACAGGTACCCATTGGTGTCTTGTTTTGATATCTTCTGTTACTATTGGAACTTCCTCCCTAGAGAAGTTTACAACAGAAAAGTTTTGTTTGTTTTTCATAATACTATATATTCGTTATCTGTTTCGTATGATACATACCCATCGTTCTGTGTTGTATAAACAGTTTTGTCAATTGATTGAGATGCATATACTTGCACACTACCTCTCCATATAGAACCACTAACTGAATCAGTTAAGGTAGCTAGGAACTCTTGTCCTACTCTTAAATCTGATAAAGATTGAGAAAAGGTTAATATATTCTCATATGGGTTAAATGTATATGAACCACTTAAATCATATGAACTAGTTGTAAGAGTTAGCATATCATACAAATCTAAACTAACAGTTGAACCACTGCCGGTTGTTAATGTACGAACTACAAACTCATTTGGTTGGTCTATGTAATAGCTAAGCATTATCTCGTTCTTATCTCGTTTTAACTTATAACAATCACGACTTAACTTATAGTAAAAAGAAAACCCCCACTATAAAGTGAGGGTTTTTTCTTATTAACTAAGTGTATCTTCTATGATATACCGATAACTTATGAACTTACAATTGTAGGTGCACCATCTAATCCAGCGAATGGGTCAGCGGCAGTAGCGGCCTGTAAGAAAGCTGCTGGTAACTTTTCTTCTCCTGTGAAGGTCATAGAGTAACCATAAAGGTCTCCAAGTCCTGCTCCAGTCTGAATAGTTCCTGCAGTTAATTCAGCTCCTTCTGTTTCACCTACTAATAGTGCACTACCTTCTTTGGTATGTACAATAATTTGTGGTCTACCATAAGCTAACAATTTTAACTGTGTTGTCATCTCATTAGTCAACTTCTTAAGGTTAACAACTGTTTCTTGAGAGAAGAACGTAGTTCCATTTTCTCTTGAAGAGTTGACAGTCTCAGTATATGCAGAAGTACCTTTAAGTTCGTATTTGTACACAGTATATCCTGTAAGGTCATCAACCTCACCATCTGTGTTCTTGTCAAAGGAAGCAGAAGTGTAATTCATGAAATAAACGGCTTGTAATCCACCGATTGAATCTTTACATACTTCTTCTCTTCCGTTTGTTATTAAACAACTCATAATGTATCTCCTGTTTTATTAATTAGACTTATGTTATTATAGTAAACCAAATGCACTAACTTCGTTAGTAAATCCGATTACGGTTCCAGCAGTATATCTCATGATAACTCTGAAATTTTGTGAACCATCAATGTCAGCCATATCTAGTACTCTTACTTCATTGTAGTCTGATAATAGACCAGTACCGAAGTGGAAGTTAGATTTTTGACCAGCGATGATGATTGAATCACTCATACCAGGTGCGTGTATAATTTCAATACCTTGGAAGTTCAATGGTTTTTCACCAACGTTAAGTTGTGAATTGAATGAACCGATATTTACTTGACCTGATTGAGAAGATTGCCATGCTTTAAGTACTTTAGTACCTACATAGATTACTGTATCTTCTTTTCCATATACTTTAGATGGAAGTGCATCAACAACAGCAGTTAAGATATCTACAACGTTATCTTTAGTTACTGTTCCATTAGGGTAATCAACTGAACCTGATTTAGCAGGGTTGAATGATGAAGCAGAACCTGAAGAAGCAGTAATTTGCTCTTCGTATCCACTAAATTCACCATTTGCAGCTGTACCACTCCAAATTGCTTCTTCTGTAGCTTCTGCTACTTTTCCACCTACATAAGAAATTAGGTAATCTGTAAAGTTTCTTGGTATTTCATCAAATGCTGAATATCCTAAAGAAATTGCTTCCCAGGAGTCCAAGAAATTTTGTTTACATAATTCTAGGTTAACTTGTAATTCTTTTGGCTCAAGTACTGTTTCTGTAATTGCTACAGAACCACTTGTTGCAAAGTCACATGATGCATCTTGTACGATACCAGAAACATCAAGTTTTTGAATCACCTCTTTGTATTTTACATTAGGGTGAATCGCTACGTTTTGTTGGTCAAGTGTCTTTGCACTTAACAACGCCGCTGCAATGTAATCCGAACTAGCTTCTCCAGCATAAGTTGAAGTTACAGTTGGCAACGATAAGTTTTGATTTTTTCTCATTTTTAATCTCGCTTTTTTGTGTTTGTTTATTATCTGTTATACATTCTTGAAAGAACAGATGAGTGGTAGTTAGGGGTTATCTTCTTATTAGAATTAACTTTAGCAAATTTAGATGCCTCAACAGGTGCTCCATCTAATTTCTTTGCTTCGATTTCTTCTTCCTCATCCTCTAATTCTTCCTCAGTAGATTCTGTTTCTTCTGCTGCTTCTAGTTTCTTTTCTAGCTCTTCAATTCTGTAAGCCATCTCTTCTACTTTCTTAGCAACATCTTCTAAGTTTACTGTCTCTTCCTCTTCACCTTCTTCAAGGTCAGCTTCTTCTTCAGGTTCGATGATATCGATTAACTCTTCTTTATCTTCTTCCTTTTCTAAAGCTTGTGGAATAGATTCAACTTCTTTTGTTTCTTCTTCAAGTCCTTCTTCTTTTTTCTCTGAATCATCCTCTAGCTCAACGTTTTCACGCTCCGTGATGACACCCCCCTCCGTAAAGATTTTGAAACGATTGATATTACCTGATGTATCGGTAAGTTCAAGTTCGTGTTCTCCATCAGGTGCAGGAGTTTTTGTTCCATCTTCTGAAACAACTTCAACTCGTTCACCTACATCAAAGGTTAGAGATTCAAGAATAGTACCATCAGCTAGTTTAGCATACGCTAATTTTACATCTCCTTCTTTTCTATCTAAGGAAAGAAGAGTCATAATTTTGCTTAATACTGTGTTTGATTCCATAATTTACTTCTCTTTTTTTAACCCTATAACAAATAAGGCCTGGTTTATATTAATTTAATTGTGCCCAACTTGTACCATTATGGTAGTAAAGGTTACTTCCACTTACGGCTAATTCCCCAACACCACCAGTTGGCAGAGGGTCTTGGGCTCCTAATTTTAATACAGCATTTATATCTGTTTTCTTAGTAATTGTTATGGCTGTTCCTGTAATACTAGATAATGCATTGTTATCAACATTTATTATCACACCACTACCATCATTAACAGTTAATGTATTACCAGGTGTTGCTTGTCCATCTTGTACTTTAAGTGCAGTTCCTGTTGAACCACTAGCGATTAACTGGTCTTGTATTGTTTCTTTACCTGTTACAGTTTGGTCACCACTAAAGATACTATTACCATTTACAGTAACTTTAGTACCTGTGATTGTACTTAGTGCTGAGTTATCTACTTGTAGTACGTTACCACCACCATCATTAACAGCAAATGTAGCACCTGGTGTTGCTTGTGAATCTACAACTGTTGTAGTACCATTAGATGAACTAACGATTAGAGGTATTAAAGATTCTACTTTAGATGATGAACCACCATCGAATCTAGTATTACCATTTTGTGAATTCAATACAATCTCTACACCAGTTATACCAGCAAGAGCTGCATTACTTACACCAATTGCAGTATTAGCTGTTTGGTTTACATCAAATATATTCTTTGGAGTTGCACCTGATTCATCTTTTACAGTAAGTGAACCACTTATTAATGTAGCACCATCTTGTTTAATATCACCTGTATGTAATATAGAACCTGATGTTTGTATGTTATATCCTATAGCAGCTCCTAAGGCAGAGTTATTAACACGGAACACATCACCACCACCATCGTTTATCTTAAATCCTGTGGTTGGTGTAGCAGATGTATTCTTGAATGAATGATATCCTGGTGATTCGTGTACACGGAACACATCACCACCACCATCGTTTATCTTAAATCCTGTGGTTGGTGTAGCAGATGTATTCTTGAATGAATGATATCCTGG